AACTGTAGGGGTAGTTAGCTTTATATTAGGTATTGGTGGATTAATAATGTTTATAAACTACCTCAAATATGGTTCAGCATTCTAGTACCAAAGCAGGGAGAATAGCTGAGTTTTTTGCCTGCGGTGTAATTGAAGATTTGGGGTGGCAGACCTCTCTTTGTCAGCAAGATGGAGTAGATCTAATTGCTTTTAAGGACAATGAATATGTCCGAGTACAAGTAAAGGGGTCTAGCATCAAAAGAAGCCTCAGGAACAATGGTCTTCAGTTTATGATGGGTATGGGAACTAAAAAGAGATTACCCTCAATAGAAGAATATGACATAGCCTGCATGGTATCAGTCTATCACCGCAAGTGTTGGTTTATTCATGTCAGCAGTGTGCAGAGAAAAACAATCCGCAGACCAAAAGCCTTTTTTGAAAGCACCGAACTTGAATACGAAAGTTGGGAAAAATCACTCGATATTTTCAGGGAAACAAAACGTAATGGAAAATATTTATTTTAAAATTTTTAAGATTTTAAACAAAATCAGCAATTTTTTTTACAACAAATATTGTGAAGATTTAAGAAGGAAACAAAACAGATGACTGAGCAAGGCATTCATTTAAATTTACTTAACCAACTTCGCAGACATGAGGGATTGAGACTAGAGCCTTATAAATGCTCAGAAGGATATTTAACTATAGGATTTGGCAGGAACATCGAGACAAATGGCATATCAGAAGCTGAGGCAGAATTTATGCTTTCAAACGATCTCATAGCCTGCGAGAAAGAGTTAAAAGATGAGGGATGGTATAATCAGTTAGACGAAACTAGAAGGGCTGTAGTGTTGAATATGGCTTTTAATTTGGGCAAGCCAAAACTCATGAAGTTTAAAAAATTTATTGGTGCATTGTCTGACGATGATTATGAGACTGCATCAAAAGAGATGATTACTGGAAGCGATGGAGTATCTGAAAGTAAATGGGCATCTCAGGTTGGTAAGAGAGCATATGAACTAGCCGAGCAGATGAGAACTGGTCAGTGGCAGGATGTATAAGGTACTGATAACAGTTTGCTTACTCGCTGATCCTACTAAATGTATGTTTATAGAAAATACCGAATATCCAGTCGTATATGAGACCTATGATGCCTGCAAAGCTAGAGCATTAGAGATAGGCTCAGAAGTTTCAATATATATCCCGCAGTGGAGAGCAATGCGTTGGAAGTGCATAAAAATTAAAGAAGGGAAATTTACATGATACCATTGATTACAGCAATCGCTCCATTAATAGGAGACATAGTTAAAGAAGCTATCCCTGATCCTGATAAAAAGACTGAAGCAGAAAATAAAGTTAGATTAGCTTTACTGGAAAACTCAAAGCAGATTGAGGCTTCTGCAAGTCAAATTATTCTAGCTGAGGCGAAATCAGAAAGTTGGATTGCTTCTAGTTGGAGACCAATATTAATGCTGAATATTACAGCTATAGTTTCAGTAAATTTTTTAATATTTCCATTAGTGGGTGTATTCACTGGAACTGAACTATCCATTCCCCTTCCTGCCGAATTATGGACACTCCTGACAGTTGGAGTTGGCGGTTATACTATCGGCAGATCAGCAGAAAAAGTTGCAGGAAATCTAAAAAAATAGTAATAGTGATAAATTAATTTATTTAAAAACAAAGTGATAAATAAAGTGATAAATGGAAACTATTAACCTATATATACAGCCAAAAATGGGAGAAAAATGTCAGGCTCATAACCTGAAGGTCGTAGGTTCAAATCCTACCCCCGCAACCAACTATATCAGTAAAATCAATGACTTAGACGCACCCTCAAAGACTTCGGTTTTTGGGGTTTTTTTGCGTTTTAAGCCTGATAACGATCACAGAGTGATAAATAAAGTGATAAATGTTCGTCAGGCATATTTCCCTTTTTTTGAAATAATAGTTGCATAATAGGTATAATAGTGTACTATAGTGGAATAATATCGCTTTTAGAGTGATCAATTTAAAAAGGGAGCAAATACAAAATGAAAAAAATAACACATGAAAATTATAGTTTGATGGCTTGTGCTTTGGTTAGGCTAGATCCTTCAGAGGCAAATATTCAGGGTTTTGTTAAATATTTTAAAGATAAATCTATTGAATTTGATGAAGCTAAGTTTAGAGACTGTATCAAAGATCATATGGCTATTGAATGTGCAAAAGAATATTTGGGAGCAAACTAATGAATTGTAGAAAATCAGCACAAGAGCATATTCAATGGACAATGGAGAAGAAAAGTCTTTCTTCTCTATTTGTTGCACTTAGTGAGCCAAGATATTGTCATGCCACTAAAAAGACTTCAGGTAGCAAAATATTTTCTCTTTACTGTAATTGGAGAGAAGTTGTTTGGGGCAAAAATGTAAATGGTGATCCAGTAGCTAGAGAAGAATTTAGAACTCACCATATGTTAAATCTTTCAGTTGATTTTGAGAAAGCTAATCAAAAGGCAATAAAATTTTGTAAAGATTTAAATGTTACAAAACGTCTTTATTTAACTGATGAGCCAACTCACCAAAACCCATATAATTACAGAACTCCTGAGGAGATTGATGCTGAAAAAAAATGGGAAACTATCAAGCATGAAATATGGGCAATCAGAGGTCTTAAAAATCTTGTTAAAAAACATTCGTATAAGATAGCTGATCTTAGAACAAAAAGACTAACTCCATCAAACTATTTTGGTGAGGTTGGTGAGAGATCAGAATTAAATCTTACTCTTCGATTTAATTTAGACTTTGAGAGCAATTTTAATGGTAGACCAATAATCAATTGGATGAATAATCTTGTTGATGCTCAGGGTAATGTCTTTGTTTATTGGGGCAAGAAATTAGGTAACAAGGGTGATGTAATAAGTCTAAAAGCGACTATTAAATCTCACAACATTTATAAGGGTGTAAAGCAAACTATTATAAACCGCCCTAAAGTAATCGAAATTTTAGATCAAGTAGCATAGGGAGCGAACTAATGAAATTTAATATTGTTACAACAGATAGAAAAATAACTTTTGATAATGAAAAAGATTTTATTTCTTTTTGTGAAAAGCAGGGATGGAAACAAACTGGAGTTATTCAGTCTAAATTTAAAAGAGAAGAACTTCAGAATAAACCAACTTTCAAAGAATTAGCGGGTGCTATGTATGATGGTGAACATTCTGTCAGATATGAAACTTGGGATGCTTACGAAATGTATTCAATTTAGAGGAGCGAAATGATGGAGAGCAAATTAAAAAATTCGACAGTTATCAAAAGAGGCGATGAGATAGTCGGCACATTCAAATTCATGGATAAATATGGGGATGGTGATAATGCCCTATATTTTTTCGATCATCATTTCAAAGAGTGGGAAGCATATGATTTTGATTGTGAAATTTTAACCGAAGATGAAATACAAACTATTGCAGGAGCAAACTAATGCCTAATTATTTTATTGGAGATATTACAGTTTTTAAACTTCCTAATCAGGATTTTAAAGGCTTTAGATTTAGATATAAAACTCCTGCAATGGCTAACTATAAATTTAAATCATCTAAGAGCAAAAAAGAATTATCGGCTATCAGAAAAGCTATGATTGCTGATTTTGAAAACAATGTAACTAAGATTGAAGTTGCATTGTTTGATGATGTAGCAAAACTTGCCTTAGAGAAGCGATTAAATGCGGTTGGAAGGAAAGTTAATGGCATTAGGCAACGATCATATGACAATGATGAAAGACATCTCAGACTGCATATAAAGCCTTTTTATAAGGGTATGAGTATCAAAGAAATCACCACTGGTAAGGTAAATGAATTTATTGATGATGGTGCTAACAAAGATCTGTCAGCTAAGACTATCAGACATTGTGTCCAGTCTCTCAGTATGGTTATGAAGTTTGCAGTTGATCAGGGTTATATTTCTAGAAATCCTTGTAACTCTGACGATAGAAAAGAGATAAAAGGAACTGTTATAGAAAGAGGCGGATATTCTCACGATCACATTTTGAGTTTAATAAAAGCTGAAAAAACTTTATATCTAGATACCTTTATAATGTTCTCAGCATTTACTGGAATATCAGCTAACGAACTTCAAGGATTGCAGTGGAAGGATATTAACTTTACTAAGTCTGAGGTAACTATAAAAAGAAATGTCTATAGATATGACACTCAAGAACTAAAAAATAATTTTAGAGAAAGAGTTTTAGGCTTACCTTCTCATGTTATGACATTGCTAAAAAAATGGAAGTTAAACTCAATGTGTGACTTTTGGGTATTTCCAAATTCAAATGGAAAAAAGCCATTTGAGCAAAATGCAATGAGAAAATTAATCTCTACAGTTTGTAAAAGAGCAGGAGTGCCTGACTATGGTATTGGCGGGTTTAGGAAGTATTACAACACTAGTATGATTGGTGAAGTGCCTGATCATATCAGGAAGGCTCGTATGGGGCATAGTAAGAACTCTAAGACTGCTGAGGTGCATTATACTGTTATTGATCTAGAGCAGGCTAGAAGTCCTATACAAACTGAAAAATTATTGCAGAAGTTGTTGGGTTAGATCTCATCTAAAATGTTTCTTGAAAATACATGAGTAGCTTTTCTTTTGGGTTTGTAAGGTACATTGTCATCATCCTCAACATTTTCTGCACCCCAATCTTCTTCTACTTGAATATTCTTTGCCCTGAGTTCATCGCATATTTTTGAAATAGCATGATTACCATCCAATCTATCAGAGTAACAATCATTACACATAAACCATCTATATCGTCTTGATTTTATCTTAGGCAGTTTAGCCTTACAAAATTTACAATAGTCATAACGATTGAAACTCATCTCTCAGCCTCTGTTGTTCAAATCTGTAATCGTCAAAACATTGGTGAGAGCAAAAAATATTTTTTTTAGCATTTACCAATCCTGCAAATCTCCAATCAAAATCCTTACCGCACTGCTCACACTTATCCATTAGTGGAGTTGGATGTATCGGTGGTCTTTTCTTTTTTTTCCATCGGCTCATTTTCACAAACTCCTGAGCAACAATCGATCATTACTGACAATTTACAAACTGAACACTGCTCGGCTGACCTCGTAATAATAGGCTTCCAAGCGGACTTACATTGTGGACAAATTTCTATGACTTACTCCCCTTCTCTTTATCTGCAATCTCTCCCCCGATGCCTGAATATCCCGCAACATCAATCCAACTATCTTTTTTGGTAGGAGAATAAATTAGTCTAGCTATCTTCAATAAGATCAAGCAGAGGACTACTTGATAGACAGTTACTTTTATTCCAAAAACAACTGACCACAACTCAGCAATCCTCTTATGGTTTTCATAGGCATCCCCATAATCTTCTGCCCGATCACCATTAATTAATCCTATTGCAGTTTTTAAAATCTCTTCTCTTTTCATCTAGAAGGGTATCTCATCATCTAGTGAATTGTTGTCAGCTATTTTAGTTGAGTTGGTCATAGTTTGACCGCCAACTTTAGATTGATCAGCTTTTACTAATTTGCCTGCAATCCAGTTATCATTTTTCTGATAGACGTTGGCATAAAATGTTTCACCATTTATAACTAACTTTCCATTATAATCTGAGTGCCAATCCTCAGTCTTACGATCATTTTTATTTATGGATATTGTTAACTCATCAACTCCATATTTAATCATTGGTTTATCTTCCATTTAACTCTCCTTTTTTAGTTTTAAATTTTTGGATAATTACTTCGTCAGTTGGTTTAAATTTTTTATATAATTTTTCTAAATTTTCGATTGTCTCTGTATCCTCTATTAGTTTTGAAATATCTTTAGGATCGGGATCAGGATCAGGAATAGGTTGATCCCAACCCATAGCACTAATTCCATCATTATCGGCAGTTGGTATAGAGAACGAACTCAGAATAGAATATCTACGAGCATAACTTACACCGCCAAAAAATTTATGTGGGTCATTGTAATCTTTGCATTTTATAGGGGTTCTATCAGTTATCGTTTCCCCCGAACTGTGCATGATTACTGTCGATACAAAATACTCACCATTTTCAAAGTTAATATTTTGGGTAAAAGTTAAATCAAACTCTACTGCCTTCCTGCAAACAGTTATGGCATCCTCTAA